AGCAAATGCTCGCTGGTTGCTTGAGCATGGTGTTGCATTATGTGACGAGTATTATAATCGGTATGGAAAAAACCATACCTGCTATAGGACTCTTATTGCTGCTGACGAAATCATTCCCTATGTGAAGTGGGATGATCACACTCCTTTTGTCTTTGCAGGACCTGACGAGTATAAGTATGATACCAGCATTGATATCTTTACTGCATACAAGATGTACATTGCATCTAAACCATGGGTAGCATCCAACTATCTGCGTGTGCCACAGAACAAACCGTCCTGGGTTTGACCATTTTGGGTCAAGACCTGCTATAATTAATTCATACAAAACAAATCAATCCAACAAATCCAATGCCTTTTGCTCCAAACCCTGTTACTGCTGAACAACTGGTTCAATACCTTACCAATAATTTTGGTGTTGAAGTTGGCTGCCAAAACATTCGTGAGGCAGCAAATGAACTCAACCTGTCCTATGCTACTGCTTGCAAGCGTTTGAAGTCTTATAAGTCAGGCACTGGTAAGTGGAACTTGACTGCTCAAGAGATTGAGAGATCATATGAAGCACCCTCTGCTGCCCCTGCAATCGAAGTATCCTACGTTCCTGATAAAGATGATTCCTACGTCCCTTTTGGTAACTTCAGCAATGTTCGCAAAGTTATCACCTCTCGTAAATTTTATCCTGTTTTTATCACGGGTCTCTCGGGTAACGGAAAAACCTTGTCCGTTGAGCAAGCTTGTGCTGCAACGAATCGGGAATTGATCCGTGTTAACATCACGATCGAAACGGATGAGGATGATCTTATTGGTGGTTTCCGTCTTATCAATGGCGACACTGTTTGGCACAATGGTCCTGTCATCGAAGCTTTGGAGAGAGGAGCTGTACTTCTTCTAGATGAGATTGACCTTGCTAGCAATAAGATTCTGTGTCTGCAGTCTGTCCTTGAAGGTAAGGGTGTCTTCCTGAAGAAAACTGGTAAGTATATTCTACCGAAAGAAGGATTCAATATTGTTGCAACTGCTAACACTAAAGGTAAGGGAAGTGATGATGGTCGTTTTGTTGGGACTAATATTCTCAACGAAGCATTTCTTGAAAGGTTCCCCATCACCTTTGAGCAAGACTATCCTAGTGCATCGGTAGAAGAAAAAATTCTACGAAACATGGGTTGTGATACTATCTTTGCAGAGAATCTTGTGAAGTGGGCAGGTGTGATTCGTAAGACGTTCTTTGATGGTGGAGTTGATGAAGTCATCACTACCCGCCGTTTGGTTCATATTGCCCGTGCCAATGAGATTTTCAATGATCGCATGATGGCGATTACTACCTGCACCAATCGATTTGATGAAGATACTAAACAGTCCTTCATTGATCTCTACACTAAGGTTGACGCTGGAGAAGATTCCGAGTACAATGAAGACGAAGAAACCATTTGATTATGAAGTACAATGAAGACGCGCTTCTCAAGGAGTTGCGCGATTATATTTCTGGGACATATGGTCAGCACTATTCTGCTGGCAACGATGAGATTCAAACGTTAGATTTGATTGAGTCCTGTGGTGATGCTGAAGCATTCTGTAGAAGTAACATTCTAAAGTATGCTTCTCGTTATGATCGTAAAGGCACTGCCCGTCGCGATATCATTAAGATCCTACACTACGGATTGCTCCTCCTCCATTTCTCTGACAAATCCAACATTACCGAAGACTACCCTCAATGACAGTAATTACCCGACCAACGATTGAAGTCCTTAAGAACTTCTGTTCTATTAACAAGTCTATTGTCATCAAACCTGGCAATACAATTGCTACTCTTAGCATCAATAAGAACATTCTTGCTATTGCTAATGTTGAAGAGCAGTTTGATTCGCAAATTTCTATTTACGATTTGGGTGTATTCCTTGGCGGTTTGTCTCTCTTTGATGCGCCAAAGATCGATACCACTGAGTCTAATTTCGTCACTGTAAGTGACACTGCAGGAAAGTCGAAGACACGTTTCTTCTATGCTGATCCTGATATCATCACCCAACCTCCTGAGAAGGAAATCAATCTTCCTAGTTGTGAAGTAGATTTCATTCTTCCTGCTACGGCATTGCAGCAACTGCAACGTGCCGCTCAGATCTATCAGTTGCCTGATCTGTGTCTTCATGCCGATGGTCCCCAGATGTTCTTATCTGTGACTGATCGTAAGAATGATACTTCCAACAGTTACTCTGTTCAGGTTGAAGGTATGCCTATGGAGGACACTGATCGGTTCTGCTATTGCTTCAAGGTGGAGAACCTTAAACTCCTGCCTGGTGCATATCATGTTTACATTAGTAAGCAGAACGTTGCTCGCTTTGAAGGTGAAAACATTAAATACTTCATTGCCTTGGAGCCTTAAATCTTTGATGCGACATATCGTATTTACGTTGAAAGGATGTCCCTTTCATCTTTGTGATGATGAATCGCACATTCGCACTATGCTTGTGAATGCTGCTATAATGGCACAAAGCACGTTACTCAATGTGTCCTCCCATAAGTTTGAACCTTATGGGGTTACTGCAGTAGCACTTCTTGCTGAATCACATATCAGCATCCATACTTGGCCAGAGAAGTGTATGGCAGTCTGTGACGTGTTTACATGTGGAGAACACACTATTCCTCAACAGGCAGCGCACTATATGTTTGATCGTATGGAAGCGTCTGAATGGGAGGGAACTGAAATTAATCGAACTTTAGATGATGAATGATTTTTTATGGGTAGAGAAGTATCGTCCTCAGACTGTTGAGGATTGTATTCTTCCTGCCAATGTGAAGCAAACCTTCCAGAGTTTCATTGCTCAGGGTGAGATTCCTAATCTCCTCTTGTCTGGAACTGCTGGTGTTGGTAAGACTACTATTGCCAAAGCACTATGCAAAGAACTAGGTGCAGACTATTATGTTATTAATGGATCGGATGAAGGTCGATTCCTGGATACTGTACGCAATCAGGCAAAGAACTTTGCCTCTACTGTGTCTCTCACTGCTTCTGCTAAGCACAAAGTTCTTATCATTGATGAGGCAGATAACACGACGCCCGATGTTCAACTCCTCCTCAGGGCAAGCATCGAAGAATTTCAGAAGAATTGCAGATTCATCTTCACTTGCAATTTCAAGAATAAAATTATCGAACCTCTACATAGTAGGACGACGGTCGTAGAGTTCAATGTCAGAGGACAGACAAAGCAAGAACTTGCTGCTAAGTTTTTTAAACGCTGTGAAGATATCCTCGGGCGCGAGAAGGTCACCTTCGCTCCGAGAGTTGTTGCAGAAGTCGTCCAGAAATACTTCCCAGACTTCCGAAGAACCCTTAACGAACTGCAGCGATATGCAAGCACGGGGTCTATCGACACTGGTATTCTGGCGGCGTTAGGTGATGCCAATATCGATTCTTTAGTTGGCAGTCTTAAGAATAAGAAGTTCAACGATGTTAAGAAGTGGGTAACACAGAACTTAGATTCTGATCCTGCTGCAATCATGCGTAAACTATATGACAATCTATCTTCTGTAATGGATGGTCCTAGTGTTGCTGCTGCAGTTCTGATTATTGCTGAGTATCAATACAAGTCCGCATTCGTTGTAGATCAGGAGATCAATCTGCTTGCTTGTCTTACTCAACTTATGATAGAGTGTAACTTTAAATGATCAAACAAATTAAGTCTCATTGGTATTATGTTTTCTGGGGCATTGCCACAGTTGCTGTAGTATCAGGACAAATCTATATCGGATCTGGTTATTATCAGATGTCAAATTCTATTAATTCTATCGTGGAGAAAATCAAATGACTGTACAGTACATCCGTCTTATCAGTGGAGAAAATGTTGTTGCTGATGTAGTTGAGGATACTGCAGAAGGTATTACTATACGTGATTCCATCACTGCAGTTCCCGCTAATGCAGAAGGCACTCAATTAGGGTTCGTTCCTTTCGCACCTTTACAAGATCCTGAGGAGAACGAGATCTTAGTCCCTAGACAGTTTGTAATGTTTGTCGTTAAACTTGCACCTAATCTAGAAGAACAGTATAATAAGATGTTCAATCGCACCAGTGTAATTGCTGCTCCTACTAAGAAACTGATCCTATGACATCGTTAAAGACACCTCTTCGTTATCCTGGTGGTAAGTCTCGTGCCACTAAAAAGATGGCACAGTTCTTTCCACTATTCAAAGACTATACCGAGTTTCGGGAACCCTTTGTTGGTGGAGGTTCTGTTGCTCTTTATATCACTCAGATGTATCCTCACCTGGATATCTGGGTGAATGATTTGTATGAACCATTATATAATTTCTGGAAAGAACTTCAGTATGATGGGCGCAAACTTCGTGATGAGTTGG